TCTTTAAAAGCTATACAAGATGGTTCTTATCCAATAAGTAGACCATTATTCTTTTATGTAAAAAATCAACACAAAGGTGTAATACCAGGAGTTGACGAATATGTAAAAGAGTTTACTTCTAATAGAGCAGCTGGTAAAAGAGGTTATCTATTAGACTTAGGATTAGTACCTTTAAAAAATCTAAAGGACGCTATATCAAAAGTTGAATAAATAGTTCCATACAATCGTTTATCCTGAAACGGACGGAAGTAAACCATAAAGGTTGAAGAAACGCTCTTTTAAAAGGAGAAAGTATGGACTTAATAAAAGACCTACGAGCTCAAAGAAAAGAGATAAGTAAACAGATTTCTACTAGAGCTCAATTGAGAAAAAGAAGTAAAGATAGTTTAGCCAGACCAAAGGCAAAGAAAAATCTTTTTTCTAATGATCCTCGTTTACAAGGGATTTAGTGTATAAATAATATTATCACACCACGATAGACTTCGGTCTATCATAGAGAGGTGGTTACCTCCACACACAACCACCTCTCACTTAACAACAACAAAAGAAATTTGGTACAGGCGAGTTGAATCGAACAACTAACCTCTGGTTCCACAAACCAGCGCTCTAACCAATTGAGCTACGCCTGCTTAATAAACAATATATAAATCAGGCCGGCATAATTAACAAATAGTAAAGTGGCGTTGGTAACAATCAGTGACCACTCTTTCCACATTATACTTACTATTAGCCAAAATATTCCACCAAATCCTGTAACCAATGGGCCGGCAGGATAGATGTTAACGGCATTAAGACCACAACCAACTATTAAGAGTCCTGTGGCTAGCCACTTTAAATAAAAATCTATTTTCATTTTTTGTAAATGGCAAATGTATCGGCGTAAGCCATATGACAAAAAGATGATACTCGTCTATAACCTGGCTTTGATTTGCCTCTATATCTTATTCTTAAACCTTTTACTTTTAAACTAAACTCTTTAAACAAAGGTAAATACTTCATAGGTATACCTTTGGCAATACTTTGCTCATAATGAGTTGACAAGTATTTTTTGGCAATATTATTACCTGTTCTTTTTAGTTTTTGGTAGTAATCAGTATTCATAACTTTATCTGCTAATAACATAGTTCCTCCTTATTTTAAGTATAATGGACCAGTCCATTGTATTGGATAATTACCAGTAAGTACATTACCTCTGGCAGAATTTAAAGCAGGAGCATTATAACCAGCAGCTTTTAATATATCGCCTTTTTTAAAATGTTTAAAGTCTTCTTTTACGATAAAACAAAAAACACCAGTATCTTGTACAATCTTAATGTACTTTTTACCTTGTGAGATTTTTGTTTTTTTATCCCATTGGTCAGTTTGTTCTAATGACCAACCAGTTAACTCTTTTGTTCCGTTTGAAGTAGAACATCTTACATAGTCAGCTTTAGCGCCAGCCATTAAGAATTTAATTCCTTCTTCTAATGTTTCACATTTTTGTGATACTTTTATCATAGTTATTGTCCCTTCTTTGTTGTTAATATGGATAGTATACCAGAAATTATGGTAATTGTCAAGCAAATAAAAAACATTGTCCAGTTATCGTTTCCTAGACAATGACCGCCACAATCCTCGATTGAACCAACAGCCATAATAGCTGCCAGAATAGTTGTAATACTAAAAAGTGTGTTCATAGTGTTTTCCTTTGTTTTTGTTGTCATTACTCGTCCAATATACCAGATAAATACATAAAAGTCAAGCAAAAAAAGCAAAAAAATGATAAAAATAACGATAATTTTAGTGTTTGTTCTGGTTTTGTTCACATCATGTAGTAAAAATGTTGAAAATTGTAAAATAAAACCAAAAGTTGAAGTGGAAATGATGAAAGATAGCGAATCAGACAAGAAATCCGTTGGTTTAGAGAAGACCGAAGCTAAATTAAGTTGTAATTTTTGAGCATAAATATAAAAAAGTAAAGGAAAACTATAAAATGGCAAAAATGAGAGAATTCCTATTTTGGAATGACAAAGGACAAGAAGAAAAAAAAGAAAATACAAGTTTTAAGAAGGCCGTCAAGTCAATACAAGAGAATTTTAAGAATCAACTCGTAGGATTTGAATATATTAGTAAAAAAGGCAAAAAAATTGTAAGTTCTATACAATTACCACTTGGTAGAAAAAAGAAAATAGGTAGATAATGGCTAAATTAGCAAAATCGTATGTAGCTCACGAAAGAAACCCTAAAAAGACATCACAAGGAAATAGAAAAGGTTGTAAAATGAGTTCAATGAACAAAAGTAGAAAAAGATCATTTAAAGTTTACAACTCACAAGGAAAATAATGCCAGCATGTGTTAGATCAGGTTTAGACGTTCATGTAGGACACGCTAGTCCTACTCCTAACCCTTTTCATCAAACACCTTATACAGGTGGTTCGCCAAACGTATCAATAAACAGCGCTGCCTCTATAAGAGTTGGTGATACGACAAGTTGTGGTGATCCTGCTGTTGCTGGTAGTTCAACAGTCAGAGTTAATAGTATTGCTATTCATAGAGTAGGTGACGCTACTGGTGGTCATGGTAGTTGGGTAGCTAATGCCGCTTCCACTGGAAGTTCTAACGTAAACGCTGGTTAATCGTGTATAAATATTACTACTATGGCAATATATGACGCTTCTAACACCAATAAAAGTAAAAAAGCAAGTCGGGACTTTATAGACTTAAATTTAGACTTTGCTCGTAATGAAGTTACAAACGACATTGTAAAAATAGAAGGTGTTGACGCTGTAAAAAGAAGTGTAAAGAATTTAATACAGACAAATTTCTATGAGAGACCTTTTCATCCAGAAATAGGCTGTGGTATTAGAGAATTATTATTTGAAAATTTTACACCTGTTACTAATATCTTTATTCAAAGAAAGGTTGAAGAAGTTATAACTAACTTTGAACCTAGAGCAAGATTATCACAAGTAACAGTTAATGAACAACCAGACCGAAATGGTATTAAGATAAGTGTTTACTTTTACGTTATGAATATGCCAAATCCAGTTTCGGTAACAACAGTATTACAGAGAATTAGGTAAAAATGGCTTCAAACAAACTTTCAGTATCAGAATTAGATTTTGATAATATAAAAACTAACTTAAAAACTTTTTTACAAAACCAATCAGAGTTCCAAGATTATGATTTTGAAGGTTCTGGTTTTGCCATACTATTAGACTTACTTGCTTACAATACACACTATCTTGGTTTCAATGCTAACATGTTGGCAAATGAAATGTACCTTGACAGTGCTGACATAAGAAAAAATATAGTTTCAATTGCTAAGATGTTAGGTTATACTCCTACATCAGCTAAAGCACCTTCAGCTACAATAGATATTTTACTAAACAATGCTACAGGCGCTTCTATTACTATGAGTAAAGGCACAACTTTTACAACTACAGTAAACGGAGTTTCTTATCAGTTTGTAACTAACGATTCACATGTTGTTAATCCATTAAATGGTGTTTACAAATTTTCTAGCATACCTGTTTATGAGGGTACTCTAGTAAACTTTAAATATACAGTTAACACTTCCGATCCTGACCAAAAGTTTATTATACCAAGTGCTAATGCTGATACAACTACTTTAAAAGTTCAAGTACAAAATTCATCTACAGACACAACTACATCAACATACACCATAGCTTCAGGATATACAAGTTTAGATAGCACATCAAAAGCTTATTTTTTACAAGAAGGTGATGACGGAAAATTTGAAGTTTATTTTGGTGATGGTGTTGTTGGTAATGCTTTAAGTAATGGCAATATAGTTATTATGGAATATGTTGTTACAAATAAAACAGAGGCTAATGGAGCTTCAACGTTTGCTTTATCAGGTGCCATAGAAACTTTTACAGATGTTTCAATTACAACAGTTTCAAATGCTCAAGGTGGTTCTGAACCACAAACTAAAGAATCAATAAGATACAATGCTCCGTTACAATACTCAGCACAAGATAGAGCAGTTACAACAAGTGATTACGAAACAAAAGTATTAGAATTATATCCTAATGCTCAATCAGTATCAGCATGGGGTGGTGAAGATGATGAAACACCACAATATGGTGTTGTAAAGATTGCCATAAAGGCAGCTTCAGGTTCTACTTTAACAGACGCTACTAAAACAGATATAGTTACACGATTAAGAAAATTTAATGTTGCTTCTGTAAGACCAGAAATTGTTGATCCTGAAACCACATCAATTCTATTAACATCAACTGTTAAGTATGATGAAAAGGCAACAACTAAAACAGCTGCTACTT